GGTTATTGATTTCAGTCTGTGTCATTAACATTATTTCTGCTCCAAACAGCCAAACAACTCAATGTGAAACTTGTCACCATCAGCAACAGCTACGTCTCGCCCAAATATATCTTCCAAGACAAACTCAAGGATGTCACCATCCTTCTTCGCGCTCTTTACATTACCATCGAAATACAGGACATCACCGTGGCTCTGATCTCTAACGCGGATATAGCCAAATCCAGTTACGCCAAAGTCTTTAAACCAATCTGACTCAGAACACTCGTAGCGTAAAACGCCCGTCTGGTCGGGCCTATTGACTGCACCGGGGTTTCCCGGCCCCATGTAATCTGGATCTACAAATGCAAACTTTCTAGCACCGGGATTCATGTTCCGGTTGTGCGCTGGCTTGAGCATCACAGTTACAGGAACTGGGGCGGCAGAGCGTTGAGTTAAGCCAGTTAGTTGACTACCATCACCTACAAAGGCGGTAGCTCTTACCTCGCCAGTAAAGTCCCCATCCTTAAACTTGGCGGCTGTAGAGCCTAGATCAATGCCAACCTTTGGACTGCCTGATGCGTCAATCGGGACAATGGAATTGCTGGAGCTATCAAACTTGAGGCCAATATCGCCGCCTACAAAATTTCCAGTACCAGCAATAAACGCACCAGAGCAACTAACGTCATTGCCTAGCTTTGTCCCCACATGAAATGGCTCGCTCATCATCGTGACTTGTAGCTCATTACCAAAGTACTGAATGGTGCTGTTGCCCAGATCTGTAAAGAATGAATCCCCATCCTTGCCGTTTTTGCCGTCTGCTCCGTCTTCGCCTTTGTCGCCTTTGTCGCCCTTGTCGCCCTTTTCTCCGTCCTTTCCCGGCGCACCCTCTCCTGCCTCAATGCCCTCAAGTTGCTCAAGGAACCAGCGGTTAACCTCAAGCTGATTCTTTAGGTCTGGGATGTCCTCAGTACTCTTGAAACGCCCCTTGGCGTCTCTGAACAGTACGTCAGGCTCTGTCTGTACCATACTTGTCGTAACAGGACCCACAGGGCCACCACCTTCGCCCCCTGAGCCTCCTCCGGATGAGTACACAATTGTCTGACCGTTTTCATCATCAGACAGAGGCATCTCTACAGACACCTCAGAGCCGTCTGACATCACGAATACTAAGTCACCGTCAGCGGCTGTGTAAGCGTCGGTAATGCCAACACCAGCCTCACCGTCAGGACCCTGTGAACCCTCTGGACCCTTAGGACCCTCTGGACCACTAGGACCCTGAGGACCTTGCGGTCCCTGAGGCCCCTTAGGACCCTGTTTACCGTCGGCTCCCTTGTCGCCCTTAGGCCCCTGAGGTCCGTCTTTACCACTGACAGCAGAGGCCTTTTCGATCTTCTCTATGCGCCTCTTGAACTTCTCAAGAAGCATCAGCGTAGTTACGTCTTGCATTTACGCTACCTCCGGTGGTGGTCCTACGTTCGGTCCTCTGGGTCCCGTAGGTCTGCTGGGTCCCTGTGGAGGGCTAGCGGGTTCATCAGACATCAAGGAGTCCAATAAGGCCTGCTCCTTCTCTCCTGTCTTTCTGTTAGACTCTGCCATAGTTTTCTTGTCTGCAAGCTCAGTCTCCTTCAGAGCGATCTCAGCAATCCTGAGACGCTTCTCAAACTCTTTGTCATCAGCGTCTCCGTCCTTGAGGTTACGTGTGATAGCCTCAATCTTCTCAATCTCAAGCTCCTGTGGCGCAAGCTGAGTGTCGATGGCGTACTTACCTGCTCTTGCCTGAGACTCAGCCGCTTGAGCGTTGAGTGCCGCAGTCTGACTCTGCTGGAACTCCATCTGAGCCTGTTGAGCCATCTGAGCCATCTGCTGTGCCTGAGGATCTGGCTGTTGAGCCTGTTGCATAGACGCGATAAGCTCCTCACGGTTGCTGAGGTTCATGTTGTCGATGATGCTCTGGATCAACACAGGGTAGATAGGCGAGTCTTGCTTCATGGTCTGCAGTAACTGTACAAGCTGAGTCACTTCGTACTCACGAGCGATGATGCCAAGGGTGCTAGTCGCGTTAAACTTGTAGTCAGACACTGGATACGACTCAGGGTCAAACTGCATGTACCTGTGAGCCGCCTTAGTCACAAACGGGAGCAGGAAGCTCTGTTGGAAGTTAATCAGGGTGCGCTTCTGGCGCTTGATGATGGCCCCTAGGGACATACTAATGCCTGCCGCTGTTGCCTCACCGTTGATCTGACCAGCGATGCCTGCGGAGTCTACAGCACCTGTGGCCTGTTGTACCATCTGCTGTAAGGACTGAGCCTGTGCAAAGGTAATCTGTCCTACCTGACCAAAGTTAAACGGCTGGAGCACCTCTCGTGGATCTCCGTTCGTCAGGATCATCTTGCCCGGACGTACCTCAGGCTTAGCGCCTCTAGGTAGCCTAGTCGCGTCAATAGCCAACATCGGGTGGATCGTGAGGGACAATGCGTCGATCCTAGCGCGTAACTCAGTGTCCAGAGCCTTCTGGCTGTTGTAGCCCTTCTCACAGACACCACGGCCCCAGAACCTAGAGGGTACAACGTCCCACGGGAACGCTACTACAGGACGGTCCTGCATCATGTACGGGTTAGCCTCAGCCTTCAGGAGAGTGCCTCCGTTAGCGATGACCACCACGGCCTCTACGTACATAGACTCGTCTGCTACCTCGACACCCTCGTTAGTGAGGAGTTCACGCGGCACGAGTCCGTAGTACTTAGTCAGCCTAACCTTGTCATCGTGGTACAGCGTGAGGTCTTGGTCAGGCTCTAGGTCTGAATCAGGAGCCGCAGAGTCGATGTACACATCGTTGTACACCCCCTGTTCCTGCAGTAGCTCTACGGAGTGCTTGGACACAAACTCGTCGATAGCGACACCCATAGCGTCCTCTACAGAGGTAGCCACGGGGTCAATCAAGAAGTTTTGAGGCATCACGGGCCTGAGTTTAACTACGATCCTATCTTTGATGTTTACGCCCACGGCCTGCAGTTGTCCGTCCATGATAGGCTGGGTAGCTGGGGCCATCTCCTTGATCTCCTCAAGGACAATCTCGCCTACTCCTGTGCCAAAGACTGCGGCGTTAATCAAGCACTCTGCTACAGCCTTACGTACCTTAGTGTTTTCAAAGTCCTCAGTAAGCTTTTTCCTGAGAAACTGAATGTCCTGTGAGTCTTTGTCGTTAACGTCATCTGAGATGTCAAACCACTTACCTCTACCAAACGTGGCCTCCTCAAGCTCAGCTACGTTAGACTCTACAGCCTGCTGAAGCGCAGGAGAGACAATTCTAGAACGCTCTGATGCTCTCTGGGTGTCAGCAGGGTCCCATTGACCTCTCCATAGCCGATAGTATTCTTCGAACTTGTGTTCGTAGTTGGATTCATAGTGATCTCTCCAGTTTTCACACTTCGTCATCACCCACTCTTCAAGTGACTCCTCAATCATGAGAACCTCAGGGCTTAAACTTTCTACTTTAGCCATAGTATTTTCCTTAGATTAGTGCTACGCTGTAGCCTAGTGTAAAGAACACTATGGCGCTGATTACGTAGATCCCGTAGGTGTTTAAAGGTCTAAAAACTTTATTCTTCATGGTCTAATAACTCACTCACTGCGTCAATAATTTCCATAGATTCTGCGTAGATCTTAACTTGATCCTCGACAGCCCCCACGAGATCAGGGTGCTCACCGATACCTACGGATCTCTCGTATACGTTGATGTTAGCTCGGGCCTGTAGTACTTTGGCCTCGTGTTTAGCCTTAATTGCTTCAAGTAGCTCTTGTTTCATGGTCTAAGTCTTCCTTAGTGGCCCTAGTAACCTGCTATAACGTCTAGAATCTCGTGCTCATCTATCTCGTAGTCGTAGTGGTAAGCTACTTGTGCTAGCTGGTCGATGTACGCCAGAGCGTCTACCAAGTCATCGTGTGTCAGCGGGTCAGGAAACTGGAAAAGCTGGTCTAAGAATCTGTTGTTCCACTCACCCTTGTTAATAGACACAAAGCCGTTCTCAAATCGCCCCTGTAGAGCCCACATAACCCTGTCAGTCTTCTTCTTGTTACCGTGGGTAAGCTCTTCGACCCTGAAGAACGTACCGTAACGCTTCTGTAGGTCCGTGAGAGGACTCATGACAGCCTGTTTAGCTATTCCTCTCTCAATACCAACGCTAATGGGTCTGTAGTCTCTAACGGCCTGAAATATCTTGGCGGCAGTCTCGTCAAGGCTCCACCGCCCATATATAATGTTATCAACGTACCAACCATCAGGACTAACCTTAACAACAGCGATTGCGGTTTCATCAAGCTTACTATTCTTAGTCCTCTTCTTGTTTACTTCTTCGAATCCTGCGAGGTCTACTGCTATGTAGTAGTCACCCTCGTCAGGCTCTTCCCCGTAGTTTACCCAGTCCTCCTTGAACATCTCAGAGCCTCTGGCCTCAAACGATGCCATGAACTCCTGACGGAACGCATAAGAGGACATAGACTTCTTAGCCATGTCTATCTCTTCTGAGTCCAACAGGGGGTTGTCGTAAGACGTAAAGTGCCACCCCTTGTACGTAGGGTCGTTCCCTAGTTCTGCGTACTTGTACAGTTCGTAGAAGTGGTTACGGCCCATAGGCGTACCTATGAACATTGCTTGACCTTTTTGGTCAGCCAAGGCGGGTCTCAGGATCTGCTCCCACACATCGGGCTTCATATCCGCGTACTCGTCCATGACTAGAAACTTCAAGGACACACCACGCATTGTCTCTGGTCGGTCAGCACCCTTTAGACTAATCGTAGCCCCGTTGACCAGCTTGATCTGCAGATTGTTAATGTGGCTACCTGAGATTACAGGGTGTCCTAGCTCCATCAAGGTCTGCCACATAATATCTCTGGCCTGACCTTGGGTCGGAGCTACGTAAAACACTTGCCCTTTGTCCGTCTGTAGGGCGTTCAGTATGAGTAACCAAGCCGCAAGACGGGACTTCCCTGTACGCCGTCCTGCCGCTACTACCTTAAACCTAGTCTCGTCAGCGTAAACTTCCTGTTGCCACGGGAGTAGTTCTACGTTTAAGTCTGTCATGGGAACTAGCTATCCTCTTGTAGCACTAGGCCACCTGATTCGCCAAGTAGTACATAAAGAATCCTGCGACAACCATGACGGTTACACAGACTCCTACTATCACAATTTCTAGGGGGTCGTTAGGAAACTTGTCCACGTTATCTACTCCTTCTCCGTAACAACGATGACTGTACACTCGCAGTCCCTGCCCTTATCCTCGTGGTGCTCCCTCTGGGCTGTGACAACACTTTTGATCTGCTCTCGTGTCACAGAGGTACACCCCACTAGGCCCAGAACGAGTAAAGCTAGTACTACGTGCTTCATGATCCGCTAGTCACAGTCATGGTCTTGTGCTCCACAGAGTAACCGTAGCTCATGGGTCCGTTAACAATACGAGTGCCAGCGAATCCTAGAATAGGCAGACCAGTGATCTCTACGTTGTTATCGTCCTTAGGGAGCTTTTGACTAGTGTTCAGAGTGGCTGAGCCAGCTTGGAACGAGTAAGCAATAGGTTTGTTGGTGTTTGTAATCAAGGCACTCTTACTGTTAAACGACAGAACGTTTACCGCACCGCACACAGTGTCCTCTACACCACTACCGTTGGGAACAAAGCTTCCAGTGCCGTTAGAACTGTTGGACTCTCGGTCACGCCTGATGAGTGTCATAGGCTCACAAGAATCTCCGTTGGCCTCAGTTCCATCGTAAACCGTTGTGAACGGAGCAGAGGCAGAAGTACCGTTGGTAAAGTAGCTCTTGGTCGGGAACGTGACTACCCAGTCAGTCTCGGCGGCAATGGTGTCCTCTGTCTGTACCTCGTTGTTGATGCTGTCTGCCGCCAGAAGAGCACTGGTTGCCAGTACAGAACCGTTTGTTTTGCTGGTGTAGTCTACGGTTACTCCGTTTACTGAGGCCTTAGGTACACCGTCATTCAGGTTAGGAGACAGGACACCCGGACTCTTGTGGTAGTTAGTGTTAGCCTTGGCCCACCCACTAATAGCAGTCACAGGCACAGACAAGGAGTACGCTAGGTCTGGAACGATGAACAGGGTGGACCCTGACAATCCTCCGGTTGGGGAGGTGACGTTTGTCGCTGTGTTAGACGCCCAGTCTCCTGAACTCCACAGGTCCAACAGTGAGTCGCAGTCAGCTACGTTGATAGTCTCACTCACGACTCCCATATCAATAACCTCGGCGTGTCCCATGAGGGTACGTGAGATGTCTCCAGACTCCTCGCCTTCGAACAGGTACGGTACAAAAGGCTGTGACCGGAGCGTGGCCCCAGACGCCATAGGCTCCTGTGTGCCGTCGTAAGGTGGGTTAGATGTACCTAGGCGGGGTACTGTGCAGGTGCTGTCGTTTGTTAGAACTGAAGTCCCACCAAAATCGTTAGTTGCCAACGCAACGGGAAATATGTCACGAGGTCCTAGGTACACGTTGAACTCCAGCACCACAGATGAGCCTTGTCCCTCCATGAACCGGACCTTCACCGCCTTCTGATCGTCTGTGTTGTTTACTACGTGCATGTAAGTGTTTGCGTTGTTCTCAGTGGTGTAGAACGGGTACAAGAGAACTTGTCCCGTAGACGACAGAGACTGCTCCGCAGACGCCACAGAAGAAGCTAGTACTGTTGTCGCTACAGCGAGTGCTAGAGCATTGGGTTTAGTTAACATTTAGTTTATCTCCGTTTGGTGATTTAAGTTTTATCTAGTTCTCACTAGAAATATCTAGACTGTCTAGAGCTTCTCTGAAGTCTCCTGACCCGCCAAAGTGGTAGAAGATCTGTGGGATACTGCGCTTACCAGAGAGGGACTCCACGAGGTCCCACCCCTGCTTACCGTCTGGTATGTGAATAAAGTTGTACTTAAAACCACTCTCTTCTGCTGTGGTCTTGGCTCTGGTACACGCTGGACACCAGTCGGCCCCTAGGATAGTAATCATGAACTAGTACTCCTCTGGCTAGATCTAGATTCCAGATCCGTATCTGTTTAGATCAAAAGGAGAGTAAAGAAGATCTACGGTCACTAGTACGTCTACGTTACCCGCAGTCCCCGTAGAGGCCTTAACTACGTCTCCGGGCTGTAGAACAAACCCTGAGAAGCTCTCTATCATACAGTAGTCGTTAGCAGGGACCTCTTTACCCCCTAGTACGTTAATGTTGGGGTAGCCGTCCTTCTCTACTACTACATTTACCGTGTTCTCAGCACTGTCTGAGTTAGACGCATAGACAAGGGTCATGTGAGCAGAGAACCCGTCAGGAATCTTAACTAGAGTAGTCTCTGTAGTGTCGGTTAGGTTTACGTTCTCTGAGAATTTCACGCTAGGATTCCTCTCTAGTCCTTGTTTTCCCAATCCCCTTCAAGAGGTTCAAGGTAGTCTTGGTCCTCTCCAGAGTCTCCTTGAGTTCGGTCAGCTTGTCCGAGACTTCCTGATTCACCGCTAGACGTAATCTCTGTATGTCCAACACCAGAGATGTTAATGCTAATTGCGTTTCTTCCCGCATCCTTAATAACCTCTTTCTCAAAGGCCCCTACGGGCAGTATTCTGTCTACGATAAGCTTCCAAGCGGCGGCTTGAGCCTTGTGTTCGTTGTCCAGTGCGGCATCAAAGATGGCCTCTAGTACCTTAGCTGACTTAGGACTGGCTAGCATACGAGCTTTGTACTCGTTCATGATGCCAGCGTCACCCTTAGGCCTACCTACCTTATTACGTTTCCCTGTGGTCTTAGAATCGACTAGGGATTTCTTTGGTCTACCCCTTTTCTTGGGAGGATTAGAGCCCCCTTTGGCTGGATCTGGTCCAGTAGGGGCTGTAGGAGAGTCTTCCATGGTTAGTTATCCCTATAGGAGATCTAGTCCCCTTATGTATTACCTGAGTTATCACCCTGTCACCCCAGTAACTCTAAAGATGTCCTAGACTGCGTCTGTAGCTGACTATCTAGCACACTTACTACAACCTACGATGGGGCTCTGGATGATCGATTAGTTCTTAGGTACTCCTAAGGAGTGCTCTAATTCAGAGCCTTACTAAGTTGTCTCTAGATTACCCTATTATTATACCATACTTTTACTCAAAAGTCAAGCTTTATTTACTAAAGTGGTACTATTTACATATCTAGGTACTACTTTAGGCCCCCTTTTGTCCCCCCTAATGCACCAAAGTAGTGCATAAGTATAACATCAGTGTAAGTCTAGGTATATCAAATGGTTATCTAGTCGTTAGCTAGTAGTTAATTTACCTAAGTTTTACCTCTTTTTTAGCTAATTTAGCCTTATTTTGTGCCTGAGTAGCTACAACAATAGTATTCACAAGCAAACACGGCCCCCCGGCCCAACATGAGGCCCAACCCTCCAGTGTAACACAGGGCCACGCTCATGTCAACACCTAAGAGTGGTAGTATTACCATTGTATTCTAGGGCAGACTATGGTAGGCCTTGGGCCTCGTGTCCTAACACATGGCAACACGAGCAGTCAAGTGTTATGTTTGTGAATATTCACGAGGGGATTAGGTTGACACAAGGGG